GCATAACTGACAATGAGCGACAGCCTCTCCGACCTGCCCGACGACGTTGCCGCGGTAATCCGGCCGCACGCCGACGCGCCGCCGTCCCTGCTGGCCGCTATCGGTGTGCAGATCGCGCAGAAGCGGGAAGAAGCCAAAGGCGCGCGTGGCTCGTCCGGCATCGAGTCAACGTGGCGGGAGTGCGAGGAGGCTTACCTCGGCATTGACGACGCCAACCGGCACGAGTTTAGCGACGCCAAGTGGGCCAAGCCGATGTCAATGGACGGTCCCGTTACGACCGGGCGCCGCAACAAGGGGGGCGAAAACCGTTCGACGGTCTACCTCCGGCTGACCTCGCGCTATGTCGATGCCGGGGTCGCCAAATTGGGCGAGATCCTGCTGCCCGCCGACGACAAGGCGTTCTCGTTCTCCGAAATGCCTGTGCCCGAGCTGCTCGCGGCAAAGGAGGACGACAGCCAGGTCCTGCACAGCGGACTTGGCGTGCCGCTGACCCGGCCACCGGCTCCTGGCGAGGCGCCGCCTGCCGCCGCACCGCTTCCGGGACAGCCGCCGGGATCGGCTGCGCCGCCTCCGGGCGCATCGCCAGCCTTGCCGGGACAACCGCCGGGACAAACGGCGGGACAGTTAGCGCCACCGGCGGGACAGGCACCGGGACAGCCGCCGCCGCCCGCTTCGCCTCCGCGCGTGCCGCTGACGGTCAAGGACTTTGCCATCGAGAAGATCGAGATGGCCCGTAAACGCGCCAAAGCGGCGGAAACCCGTATCGCAGACTGGATGGTCGAGACGCAGTATCGCGCGGAAATCCGCAAGGTGATCGCGGACGCGGCCCGGATCGGCGTCGGCATACTCAAGGCGCCCACGCCCCGTTCGAAGCGGGTCATGGCGATCACCGAGGCCAAGGACGGCGGCGTCGATCTGGAGATCAAGGAGAAGATCATCCCGGCCGGGGTATGGGTCGATCCGTGGAACATCTTCCCCGATCCGGCGTGCGGCGAGAACATCCACGACGGCGATTTCGTGTTCGAGCGCGACTTCATGAGTGCGCGTCAGGTGCGCGGCCTGAAGAAGCTGCCCGGCTATATCGCGGACCAGATCGACAAGGTGATGGAGGAAGGCCCCGACAAAGCGAACTCCGAAAGCGGCAGCAGCAACAGCGGCGGAAAGAACAAAGGCCGCTACACGGTCTGGTACTTCTACGGTCAGCTTACCCGTGACGAAATGCAGGCGATCGACCAGGCGGCGGGTAATCCGTCATCTGACGATAATGCTCCCGGCGACGAGGCCCACGTCATCGTCACGCTGATCAACGACAGCGTGGTGCGCGCGACGATCAACCCGCTGGATAGCGGGTCGTTCCCGTATCACTCAATGCCCTGGCAGCGCCGGGCGCAGCACTGGGCCGGGGTTGGCGTCGCCGAGCAGATGCGCACGCCGCAGAAGGTCACCAACGCCGCTCTGCGGGCGCTGCTGAACAACGCGGGCAAGTCTGCGGGATCCCAGTTCGTCATCGACATGGCGGCGATCCGGCCCGCCGACGGGCTGTGGACGATCACCCCGGACAAGATTTGGGAGAAGACCAACGACGGCCCTGCGGATGTCCGCCAGGCGTTCATGGCGATCCAGATCCCCAACGTGACGCAGCAACTAATGGAGATCATCACCCTGGGCGAGCGGTTTGCCGAGGAAACGACCTCGATCCCGCTGATTGCGCAAGGTCAGAGCGGCGCAACAACCCCGGATACGTTCGGCGCCGCGCAGTTGCAGAACAACAACGCGAACCAGCTCCTGCGGTCGATCGGCTACGCGTTCGACGACTACATCACCGAGCCGGTCGTGCGGCAGTTCTACGAGTGGCTGCTACTCGACCCGGACGTGCCGGACGAGGAAAAGGGCGAATTCCAGATTGACGCGCACGGCTCGGCCGCGCTGGTCGAGCGGGCCATTCAGGACCAGTCGATCGCGCAAATGGGTGCGATGGCGGCCAATCCGTTATATGGAATCGACCCGAAGAAATGGGCGCGGCTGTTCCTCAAATCGAAGAAGCTCTCCCCCGATGAGGTGATGTATTCGGAGGAGGAACAGGCGAAACTCGACGCTGCTCCGCCGCCCGAGGCACCGGCCGTCACGGTTGCCAAGATCGCCGCCGACACGCAACTGAAGTTGGGCGTGATGCAGCAGCAGGCTGACCAGCAGACCGCGGCCGAGGAGCAGAAGATCGCCGACATGACGCACATCCTCGAGGGCGGTAAGGCGCAGATCGAGCAGCAGCGGGTGCATGGCGAGCTGACGCTCAAGGCGCACCAGATCGACATGGAGCACCAGCGCGCTCTGATGGAATACGCCAACCGCATGAAGATCAGTCTCGACCAGGCCAAGGCGGCGCTGGCCAAGACGGCGATGCAGCTACAGACCGAGCGGGATCTGAACGCGGCTAACAACGCGCACGAGATGCGCAAGCACCGGACGCCTGGCGCACCCAAGCCGCCGGTTCAGGTGCCGGGCAGGGCCGCTAACGGGCAGGCGTTCTCGCAGGCCGGGCCGGTGCAGTGAGGGGCAGTCTGCAATGATCGCGATTGAAATCCTGGGCGGGGCTTTCTGTGGCACCGTGATTGCCTTCCTCGCATGGGCGTTGATCCTTCGACTGTGATGGAGCCATTCGAGCTCACCGCCAACGACAAGGCATCGTCGCTCTGGCTCCGCCTCCGTGCCCACCTCGACGACCGGCTCGCCGCCGCGCGCCTGCGCAACGACGGGGCGTTGTCCGAGTACCAAACCGCGTCCCTGCGCGGCGAAATCAAGACCCTCAAGCACATCATCGCGCTCGGGGATGACCGGCCTGACATGACCGGAGACTAGCAGCCACCGCAAGGCGCCTGCGTAAACGGAGCAACACCAACAATGGCTGAAAAGGAAACTCCCGCACCGGAGCAATCCTCCGACACGACAGCGGCTGAAGACGACGCTCGCGAGAATGCCGAGTTCGGGGCAGGATTCGAGGGCGATAAACCCGCAGCAAAGCCACCGGCCAAACCGGAGACGCCCGCGCCCGCGGCAACCCCACGGGAAAAGGCGCCGGAAACGAAATACGTCCGGATCACCGAGAAGGACTGGGCTGACGTCAGAGCCGCCGCCGCTAAGACGGCGTCCTACGACCAGCAGCTTTCGAAGGCGTTCGGGACGATAGGCAATCTGCAAAAGCTGGTCAGCGGCTTCCAGGCCCAAACCCCGGCCGGACGCAAGGTCGAGATCCCGAAGGACGCGTTCGCCGCGATGGAGCGCGACTTCCCGGAGTTAGCGCAACAGACACGCGCGGCGATGGAAGCGGCGCTTCAGGGCTACACCGGAACCGGCGCCGCTGACGCCGACCCGGCGAAGCTGGAGAGCATGCTGGCGACCTACACCAGCCGCCGCGAGATCGAAGCACTGGAGGACGCGTTCCCTGCGTGGAGAGAAATCGTCGGCGCGGTGGACGTGACGCGCCAGGCTCCCGATCCGAACAACCCGTTCCGCCGCTGGCTGGCCACCAAGGACGTTGCCTACCAGACGCGGATCAACGGCTCGGAATCGGCCACGGTAATCGGCCGCGCCATTCGTGCATTCCAAAAGGAGACCGCCGCCGCGCCGAAGGTGAACGGGACGCAACGCGACCTCGTGCGAGCCGACCGTATCCGAGCGGCGGTGCAGCCCCGCGGCGACAACGCTGGCGTTTCCTCCGGCAAGTCAGACCAAGACGAATTTGAAGCGGGATTCAATTCCCGCTGACTAACCCGCGCTGCCCGGCCATTGACCGGCGGCGATGAGGACACACCGCAAGGCGCGTCCATGACGAAGCAATGCTTTCCCCGCTGAATCACAGGACACCCCTCACATGCCGATGCAAAATTTCACACTAACACCCGGGCGGATAAATAAATTTAAGGGCGAAATACTCGCTCACGCGGTGCCTTTGGAGGTGCTCGGCAAAACCGGCCGGCAGATCCCGATGCCGCGCAATTCCAGCGACACCTACGTCGCCCGGCGCTGGCTGCCCTATGGCGCGACCGCGACCAACGCGACAACCATGAACGCCTATTTCCAGTCGGGCACCGGCGACCGCGGCAACACCATCACACAGGCGCACCAGATCCAGGAAGGCGTGACACCCGCGCCCGACAGCATCGTGCCGCTGGACATCACCGTCGTCGTGCAGCAGTTCGGCTGCCTCTACGGGTTCACCGACAAGACGTACGATTTGTATGAAGACGACATCCCGAAAGCGATGATCGAGCAGATCGGCGAGCGGGTAACTTTCGTAAACGAAATGATTATTTGGGGTGCGCTCCGCGGCTGCACCAACGCCTATTACGGCGGCGCGGGCACTTCGATCGCCACCGTGGCGGGCGGTCTGACGCTCGGCATGGTGCGCAAGATCGCCAAGAATTTGCAGGCGAACCACGGCAAGCCGGTCAACAAGGTACTGAAGTCCGGCCCGAATTTCGGCACCGACGGCGTCGCCGAGGGTTACACGGTGTACTGCCACACCGACCTTGAGCCGGACATTCGCGATTTGCCGAATTTCGTCCCGGCGGAATCCTATGCCTCCGGCACGCCGCAGGCATACGAGGTCGGCAAGTGCGAGCGGTTCCGGTTCATCACCAGTCCGGATCTGCCGTCGATCCAGGACGCGGGTGCCGCGATCGGCGCAACCGGGCTGTATTCGACGACCGGCGTGTCGATCGATGTTTACCCCTTCATCGTCACGGCGCAAGACGCCTGGGGCCAGATCGCGCTGCGCGGCAGGGACAGCCTGTCGCCGACGTTCCTGCCGCCCGGCGACAAGAGTAAATCCGATCCGCTCGGCCAGCGCGGCTATTCGGGCACGGCATGGTGGAAGGCCGTGATGATCGAGAATCCCGGATGGATGGCTGTTGGTTACGTCGGCAGCAAGGTCCTGGTGTAATCAAGTAAAGGAGCCTTCCGATGCTTGATACAATCGGCAGATACCTGCAGGGCCTCGCCAACGTCCAGGACGGCTATTTTCTCTCGCGCGTCATTGACCCGGTCGCTGACCGCTGCTCGTCGCAGCCGCTAACCTCGGCCGGGCTGGTGATCAACGCGGGAGGTGCCGCATACCCCAAGACGGGGGCCGCGACCTTCTACGCCGTGGCGGGCGGCACACTGGTGTCGGTCGCGGCGGGAACCGCTCTCCCGGCGCTGACCGGCATCAACGCCACCGTGGCCGCGCCGTGGGTCATCGCCGCGTTCTTCGTGGATAGCGCGGGGAACCTGACAGTGGCGGGCGGCAACCCGGGGGCAACCCTTGGTGCGGTCACCTGGCCGCAGTTTCCGCAGAAGAAATCGCTGATCGGGTTCGCGATTATCTACAACGCCGCGGGCTTCACGGGCGGCACGACCGCGCTCGATGCCGGCACCACCGTCTATATCAGTCCGCTGGGCGCGTTCGATCCCACCGTATTGCTTTGAGGAGCAAGTAAACATGGCTGTTAACACTGATTTCGACCCGAGTTTTACCCTCAATCTGGTGAACTGCGGCGCCGTCGCAGGAACCACCTCGACGTTTACGTCCACGGTGACGACGGCGGGACTGATCCAGGGCAAATTCGTCACGACGCTGGCCCCGCAGACCAACGCCGCCACCCCGACGACCGACGCCAACACCGGCCTGGCGTTCAACGCGCTACAGCCGAACCAGACCTGTGCGCTGGTGTTCGGGCAGACCGCGGCGGGGGCTTTGCAGCTCGTGCAGGGGCAGATCATCGCGACCTCGATCGGGGTAACGACGACAACCGGCGCACTGATCAATGATCCGCAGTTTCCGCCGCTGCCGATCAACTTCCTGCCGCTGGCCTATACCATCGTCAAGACGGCGCCCTCGGCGGCGGCATGGATACCCGGCACCGGGGCGTGGGCGGCCTCGGGAGTCGTGGCGACGACGTTCCAGAACATCGGCCAGATTCCGCCCCGGCCGCAGGCGAGCTGACGGCTGGCCATGTCCTCGCCGACGCCGGATGCCGCGGATTCATGGCCCGACCGCATGGGCTGGGCCTTGGACCGCGTCCTGAACGTGATGTTCCTGGACGGCGACGACACCCAGACGGTGTCCGTCCACGCCGCCGACGCGCAGGCGGCCGGCGTGCGGTGGGGGTGCGTCGTCTGCGACATCCTGGGGGCACTGGTGCAGCGGCGCCATTGCGCCATCACGCTGGACCCGGACGGCAAGGAAACGCCTGGAGCGGCGGCGCGGGCCGGGGTGATGATCCTCGCGGTGTTCGCCGCGATGTGGCTCGCGACCTACTTCGCCGTCCGGAACCTTTTCTGAGGAATTGTTATGGCACGCCAGGAATTGCACAGCGAAACATTGCCGAAGGTCGAGCAGAAGCCGCCGATCGTCGATACGTCCGCGTATGACGGCGACATCGTCATTGGCGAAAAGACCGGCAACGCGGACTACCTCGATGAGTTGGCGTTCATGGAGGAGCCGGTCACGATCAGGCTGGAACCGTCCTCCGACAAGAACGCGGCGGGGGCGTTTCCGATCTGGGTCAACGGCAAGCCGGCCGAGGTGTTCCAGGCCAACCGCTGGGACGAGATCGGCTACCTCCCGGTCGGCCGGGTGCTGATCGTCAAGCGCAAGGTCTTGGAAGTCATCATCCGGGCCAAGGTCGATACCGTGCATACACAAATCCAAGAGATGGACAGCGAGCGGCCCAATAATATTGTGCAACGGTTTACGTCGCCGGTGCACTCGTTCTCCATAATTGAGGACGCGAACCCTCGCGGCGCGGCCTGGGTGTCGGAAATCCGTAGGCGCAATCTATGAATTTCCTCGCCCTCTGCCAGCAGACATGCGTGGAAAGTGGCGTAGCCTCGTCTGTCGCAATCCAGACCGCGCTGCCGACCGTCGTCGGTGCCACCGGCTCGCTCGGGCGCATCGTCGGCTGGGTCAGCGACGCGTGGAACGATCTGCAATGCGATCACGACGATTGGGACTGGATGCGCTCGTCCGTCCTGCTCGGCGGCGGCGTCGCCTTCCAGACCGTCGCGGGTCAGGCGCCGTATCCCCTTGGCACGGGCGCCGGCACGGTCGGCGTCGCGGTGGATTCCTTCGGCAAATGGGATCGCGAGACGCCGCGCTGCTATCCGACCGCGAGCGGGTTCACGGGCGAGATATTCCTGGACGAGGTGTCGTTCGACGAATGGCGGGACGGCATGATGCTGGGTGCCATGCGGAACGTGCAGACGCGGCCTGTCGCGTTCGCGGTCGGGCCGGATCAGTCGCTTTGCCTCGGACCGCCGCCGAATGCTCTGTACACCATCACCGCCGATTACTTCATGGCGCCGCAGGCATTGGCGGCGGACACGGACGTTCCGCTCGGCCTGCCGACGCGCTTTCAGCATCTCATCATCTATACCGCGATGAAAAAGGCGGCC